CTTCAGAAGAGCGGCGATCAACCTATGTGACATTGTAGCAAGTCAGGTGAGCGGTGTTGGCAGAAGAGGCGGCGGGACTATTGGCCGTCTGATCAGATGGAACTTCGGTTTAGTCGATCCTTCTAAGCTACCTAAGCTCACCCATACCGGTCTTGATACTGATGACCTCGCTGAATCATTGGGCATGTTGCCAGGTCTTGTCCAAAGTGGCCTACTCACTCCCGATGATGAGTTAGAGCGAGCAATAAGAGAGAGACTTGGAGCAGGTGACCTACCTGAAGATGCACAGAGGTCAGCGCTTGAGAGAACGGCTAGCATGAAGGGCGGCGCAGGTGTGGCCGCTTTAGCTGAGAACCTCATCAAGAGGAGAAGAGCCAATGGTTAAGAAGAGGACTCAAGCCCAAACACCTGCACCCAAGGGTGACCAAAAGAAGGGGAGCTCCAAGAATCCCAAGGGGAGTGCTAGTGGTTCAAGAGGCGGGATTGAGATCGGCGCTCAATCTGTCAAAGCTCTTGAGAACATGAGAGACAATCACAATGACCGCTATAAAGCTAAGTCTAAGAAGGTTGATCTAGGCACACTCAAAGCAGTCTTTAGAAGAGGGGCCGGCGCTTTCTCTGTATCTCATCGACCGGGAATGGGTCGCAATCAATGGGCGCTTGCTAGAGTCAAGACCTTCCTTAAGTTGGTCGGCACAGGTGAGCGAAAGAAGGCATACAACACTGACCTTGATCTCTTACCCAAGGGACATCCACAGAGAACAGAGAAGAAGTCTGAGTCTTTAGCGGTTCCCGATAAATATAGTCACATTGACTTCAAGCCACCAAAGGGCGCACAAGAGGCGGCCAAGCGAGCGCTTGAGGTCAGAGCAGATAAGCCAGAGAGTCAGCGTGGGATGACTCCGGTAGGCATAGCAAGAGCAAGAGATCTCTCCAATGGTCAGACACTATCACCTGACACAGTTAAGAGAATGCTCGCCTACTTCACTCGTCATGAGGTCGATAAAAAAGGTTCCACGTGGAACACTCAAGGTAAAGGTTGGCAGGCTTGGAACGGATGGGGCGGCGATGCCGGTTATTCATGGGCGAGGAAAGTAGTTAAGCAAATGAAATCAGCAGATGATAAAGCGCAAGCACTCAGAGCTTATGGGGAGGCAGTCATGCTCTCTGAGGCTTCACCGACCTATGATATCCCTGAGGGCCTTACTATTGGCAAGCCATTTAAGACGCTGGCACTCGGTCAAGTCTCATCGAGAATGAACGGTGAGAACATAGGCAAAGAGATTGACAAAGACCTCCTCACCGAGATGATTCGAGTCTATAAAGAGAGAAGAGAAGCTGATCCGGTCATCATTGACTGGCAACATGCTACCTCTCCATTTCAAGGCGGCACACCTGCTCCACCTGAAAGCGGTTCAGCGCTTGGCTTGATAGTAGATCTCGACCTCAGAGAAGACGGCCTCTATGCAACCCCGGCATATAATGAGCGCGGCTTAAGTGTAGTCAAGCAGGCCGGCGGGATCTTGTGGAGTTCACCTGAGTTCCTCAATGGAGAGGTCTACTCAAGAAGCGGCGGTGACCTTGTAGGTCAAGCCCAACTATTAGCAATCACCCTCACCCCAAGGCCAGCTCAATCAAATGATAAGATTGGGCGAGTCACTCTAAACGAAAGGATAGCATTGATGGACAATATCAATGAGCTGTCTGTTGAAGAGCTCCGTCAACTACTTGTCGCTAAAGATGAGATGGTCAAAGAGCTTGAGCAGAAAATGAAAGATCTAATCTCAGAGTCAGAGAGCTCCATGATGGAGAAGGAAGACAAAGAAGAGAAGATGACCGAGGAAGAGGAGAAGGAGACCAAGATGGCTCACACTCCCGACCATGAAGAAAAGAAGGAAGAAGAGAAGGAAAATAAGATGAGCGAGACTCTTAATCAATCCACTCTACTCTCTGAAGTTCAAGCTCTCAGAGAGAATAACAATAAGCTAGCTCAGCGACTTGAGACCATCGAGGCTGAGAAGCTCGCTGTAGAAAAGCGCGAAGCGGTCAACACTCTCCTCAATGAAGGCAAGATCCAACCTTCAGAGGTTGAGGTGGCAGGCAAAGCCTATGAGCTCCGCAACCTTCAAGGTGAGTTCTGGGCTATGTTCAGCGAGCGACCATCAAACAGCGCGGTCCCATTGGTAGAGGTCGGTCATGGCGCAAGCGGTCAAGAGATCAGCAAGGCTACTCTCGATCAAGAAGTACGTAAGCTAGCGACTGAGAAATCAGTCAGCTACTCAGAAGCTCTCAATCTATTCCGTGAGTCAAATCGCGATTATTACAACTCAGTGTTTGGAGGCTAATCATGGCTAACACAGACAATATCATTTCATTCGTGGCCGCTGAGGCTATCACCGAGTTTGCCTTAGTATCTGTTGATACAGCTGGCAAGATCGTCATCACTGATGATGCTGATGACCGCCGTTGTGTTGGTGTAGCTCAGAGAGCTTGCGCCCTTGGTGACTCTGTTGAAGTCAAGGTCAATGGCATCACCCGCGTTGTAGCCGGTGCGACCATTGCCAACACTGTATCTCTCATCATGGCAGATACAGACGGCAAGGTTGTCACTCATGCAACAAGCGGAAACTTCTCAATTGGTCAGGTTCTACCTAACATCAATCAAGTTTCATCAGCCGCCGGTGATCAGATTTTTATCAACTTCACCGGTCCTCAGAACCTCGTACCATAAGGAGTTAACACATGGCTTCATCATATAGTAATTTACATCCAGTAGATCAGATCTTAACAAGCCTAGTTCAAGAGGCGATTCCAAGTGATGACCAACTCATCGCTGATAAGGTCTTTGAGACTATCCGCATCCCTGAGAGATCAGGTACTCTTCTTCTTGAAGAGACTCGTAACTTTATGGGAGCGGGCGCAGGTCTTGACCTTCAACGGGCCCCAGGTTCTAGCCGCGCCACTATCGGCGGCTTTGATCGTACAAGCCAAACATTCAAGGCTTTGATCTATGCGGCTTCAGACTCCATCGCAATGGAGGACATCTTTGATTCACAGTACCCTGGGTCTGAAGAAGCTCGCCTTGCTAAAAAGGTTAGCCGAGTAATCAAGCTAGCTCGCGAGAAGAGAGCGGCTGATCTTCTTTTCGGTACTGGCAACTTTAACAATGACTCAGCAACTAATGAGTTCGGCGGTAAGTTCAACGCGGCAGGTGCTGAACCTTTAAGTGATCTTCATGAGCTTAAAGATACTGTGTTCGAGGCTGCCCATGGTATCAATCCCGATACCTTAATCTTTGGCCGTCAAGTATTCCGACAGCTTGCACGAAACCCAGAGGTTCGTGGTTTTGCAGGATCAGCGGCCGCCGGTATCGCAAGCGGTGAGCGAGTTCTCAATGACGAGGTAGTGATTGGTGTACTCCGTGACGTTCTCGGAATCCCTAACATCTACGTTGGTCAAGCTCGTCAAGATACAGCTGTCCCCGGTGCGACTGCTTCTGAGTCTTACATTTGGACCGGTGACAGTCTCTTCATGGGTATCCTCAAAGGCTCTGACGCGATTGTTCAGAAGAGCGGTAATGTTAAGGGTATGCCTGTAGCAGCTCTTAACCTTGCGTTTAATGACATGGTTGCCGGTCAGTATGACAGCCTAGATAAGACCCGCCGGTATGTTTACGCTGAGGAGGTCAACGTCTATCACGCTGTTGATTCTACCCTTGGCCGAATCATCACTGACTGTCTCTAAGATGACCTGTCAATGTGGCGCGACTGCTCACCTCTTAAATGAGGTTGATGCAGATGAAGAGGCAATCAAAGACCTCACCCGACAAGTCAAGGGACAGTCAGGGCCCCGCGCTACATTGATCAGAGCTAGAAGAGATCAACTCAAAGCTGAGGTTTCAGCTGAGAGAGCTTTTGCTTCTTCATTAAAGAAAGCAAGAAAGCAACTATTAGAGACAGTGGGAGCGGCGGTCGACGCGGCTAGTCCTCTGTCTCTTCTTAATCTTAATGATGAACAGCTACTAGAATTCATTCTACAAAGTGGAATGGGGTTAGCAGTAGAGGACTTCATCGAACAACAAGAGGCAATCAGAGAAGCGGCTGAGCGAGCAATGAAAGCGGTTCAACCTAGTTTTGGGTTTGATCAGATCGGCGCTCAACTTGATAGCATTCAAGCAACAGCGGTGACCGGGGTCTTTGATGATGTGATACTACCTGACTTCAAGCGCTCGATTAATGAGAGTCTAAAAGACCTCATAGTTGATGTACCGGTTGATATAGTCATGAGCAATCTTGAGCAGAGGTTGAAGCGGTCAGAGGGTCGACAGCTCACCGAGGTCAAGACGAGAATCTCTCAATATGGGAGAGGGGTAACAGCGGTGGCCGCTGAGGCCGCTGACCTTAATCTATATCTCTACACGGGGCCAAGGGATGGAATCACTCGACCATTCTGTAGACAGCTCATTGATCTTGTCGTAAGCAAGTCGCAGATGAGGCGGCTCAACAATGGTCAGGGTTTAAGTGTAATCACAAGCGGCGGCGGCTATAATTGCAGACATAGCTGGTCACCTGTCACAGCTGGCTTTGTTGAAGCGGCTAATCTTGACAGGGCTAAGACGAGCGACATCAAGAGCGCAAACAGTAAAGCGAGGTAATGATGAGAAAAGCAATCACAGGTCAAGACTATCTCTATGAGTGGAACGCTCCAACACCACTAAGCGCAGCACCTACTTTATCAGTGACAGGAGGCTCAAGCGCTTTCTCAGTGGCTATGACTCAAAGCAGATCAGACAGCACAGTCACCGCCATCGCTAGCGACCGGCGCACATTGACACTTAATGCAAGCGCTGACTCACTACAGCGAGATCAAGCCAAGGGCTATCTAGTCACCAATGGCGATACTTGGTTCTCAGTGACTATCTCAAGAGTAGTTGGGACAAGCGCCATACTAGCTGAACCACTGCCTAGAGAGATCGATCTAAGCTCATCAGCTACCCTAGTTTTCTCGATGTACTATGCAACCATTACAAGCGCGGCGGTCACCGGAGTCAGTGGGTACTATGCTTTTAATATTAACTACTCTTCTGATCTTGGCTCTCAGAATCACACGCGACTAGAGAAGGGAACTCTCAAAGTCACACCGAGACCCTTCAACACTGGGCTTGATCATGATGAGTTAGTAGCGACCTTTGCAAACCTAGCCGACATGATCCCACGGAGACAGTCAGACTTCAAAGCTCAGATCAAGGCTAGCCTCGATGAGATCGGCCTTAATATTAGGAACCACTTATCAGCCGATAGCTTGACTGAAGATGAGGTCTTTAACTCAGAGAGCTTCAAGTTAGCTCATGCTTATTGCGCGGCGGCTAGAGTCTATGAGTTGAATCTACAGCTTGATGTAGCTGAGGCGATGAGAGCTCGATGTGATGACTTACTTAACAACGCTCTAAGCTCTGTCACTCTAGACATTGATGGTGATGGAGTGATTGATGAGGGTGAGGAGAATCTAAGTAAAGTAGGCGGTTCAGCCAAAGACTTTAGAGCATCTTGGAAGACATACACTAAGAACTCTAATGATTCATTCTTTACACCTGGCAGAGGGATGAGACACTAATGAGTGTTAAGGTCTCGCTGAATCTACCTAAGGGCCTCTTCACCGCTGAGGACTCGATGAGGCTTGCGCTTAATACAGTCGCGACTGTGAAGCTAAGGACGAGTAAGGGGATCGATGCAAATGGAAAAGCGTTCAAAGATTACTCTGATACTCCCCTCTCAGTTCCCACGAAAGGAGCTCGTCTTAAACCCAAGGGCGGGGTTCCATCAAAGAGCGGCGCTAGTGTCTACTACTCCGGAGGGTATCAACAGTATAAAGAGGAGAGCAGGCAAAGGGGAGGGGGAAGTGATAGCGCTGAGGTTGACCTAGTGCTCTCAGGTAACATGATGAATAACTTTGTAGTATTAGAGGCTAGTCAGAACGGCTTCAAGGTCGGCTTAACAAGTGAAGCTCAGTATGGATATTATGTTAATCAAGAGCGTGAGTTCATCGGCCTAACTGATAAAGATGTTGATATCCTAGTTAAGGCTTTTGAGATCGACTTAAGGAGTAAACTCAAATGAGCCAAGGTACATTCTCAGCGCTCACATATTTAGAGAATCTAGTTGAGGGAATCACCCCAAAGACTGACCTGCATCATGGGTTTGTCGCTATCAATAGAGGCGGCGGCTATGCCTCACCACTTGAAGAGAGAGCAAACTCAACACGCTACTTTGAGATGGCGCTTGATGGCTTAGCTTTGGATGACGGGGCCGCCGGTCTTAGTGGTCGAAAGCGGGTTAGAGTCAACTGTCGAGTGAGGTATGATATACCTCAAGACGCGGGCTTTCTCACTCGCCAAATAAATGAAGATACCTCAAGCCTCATCAATACGTTGAAGGGGCCTCAATATGATCTAGTTAATACAGGGATCGTCTCTTTGATTCCCCTTGATGCTAGGCTAGAATCAATCACTGATCAGCAAGGTGAGCGGCTAGCGTTCATCTTAGTCTTACCTTATGACCTGCTTTATCTGGAGGCTTAACCATGGCAGTCACTCACCGTTCTTTATCTATCGCCGTTGAAAGCTCCTTTGGATCTCTCGTTGACGGCCTCCCCTCAAACAGTGGACTAAACTACATCTCGATTCCTTGCGAGCGTGACCCCATCATCATACCAGGTGAGCCGGTAGCGAGTGAGAGGAATGACGCGCGTGATGGTTC